CCAATATTTAAAAACAAATGGCTCGGGTGTTTTAAGTTGGGGCAATGATTCAGTAACCCCTGGTGCTGGATCTATTACAGCTGCAATGATCTCATCTGGTCTTCAGTTAGGAACGATTGATGCACAAAATAATACTTTATTAGGATCAACAGCTGGAGATAGTTTTAGTGGAACAGATGCTACAGCTAATACTCTTATTGGTTACGCAGCAGGAACAGCAATAACAACTGGTGATTTAAATACTGCTGTTGGTAAGAATGCTCTATATCTAAACACAACAGGAAATTACAACGTAGGCATTGGTGCTAATTCTTTATCTAATAATACTGCGTCAGAAAATACTGCTATTGGATATAACTCAGCAAAAGAAATTACAACTGGTACTCGTAATACAGTAGTTGGATATGCTGCCTTAGATGCTTGTACTACTGGAGTTGATAACGTTGCCGTTGGACAGGCTGCACTAAGTAATGCCACTACTGCATCTTATAATACTGCTCTAGGTAGATCAGCTTTAATTGCAAACACAACAGGTATTTCTAACGTAGCAATTGGTTATGTTGCATTAACAGCAAACTCAACTGCAAGTTATAATACTGCTATTGGTTCTGCTGCTTTAGATGCTAACACAACAGCTGAAGGCAACACTGGTATTGGATATGCTGCATTATCTGCAAATACAACAGGAGCCGATAATACAGCTATAGGTAAAAATTCTTTACTTTCCAATACAACTGCATCTAACAATGTAGCGGTTGGTTCTGAAGCATTAGATGCTAATACAACGGGAGTACAGAACGTAGCATTAGGTAAGGGTTCTTTAAGTTTAAATACAACTGGTGGATATAACGTATCTGTTGGTGAAAATTCCATGCGTGATAATACGACAGGAACGTATAACACAGTAGTTGGTCAAGATGCTTTAAGAGCAAATACGACATCTGGAAGTCATACAGCAATTGGGCATTCAGCTTTAGGTTTAAATACAACTGGTGTAAATAGTGTTGCTGTAGGTTCAACAGCTTTAAGTGTTAATACAAGTGGTGATAGGCATGTTGCAGTTGGAATAGGTGCTTTAAGTTCTAATACTACAGGAATAAGAAATACAGCTTTAGGGGGTAGTTCAGGAGCACTAAATACTACTGGTAATTATTTAGTTGCTGTTGGTTTTGAATCTTTAAAAGCAAATACAACAGGAGTAAGAAATGTAGCTATTGGTTCTTATGCATTATTAGGAAATACAACCGCTAGCAGTAACTGTGCTGTTGGTTTTGAAGCATTAAAGACAACTACAACTGGAACTGAAAATGTCTCTGTAGGTTCTTACTCAATGTTGGATAACACCACAGGAGGACAAAACACAGCCTTAGGTGAAAGTGCATTAGCAAATAACACTACGGCAAGCAATAATACTGCTATAGGAAAAAATGCTTTATTACAGAACACAACTGGTGATGTTAATACTGCTGTTGGTTCATATGCATTAGATGCAAATACAACTGGATATAATAATACTGCTGTTGGTAATCATGCTTTAGGAGATGGTACTAATGTAGATTATGTTGTTGCTATTGGTTTTAATGCATTAAAAGCAAATCAAGCTGATTACAATACTGCTGTAGGTAGTGAAGCATTAGAAGCTAATACAACAGGTACTGCTAATATTGCTATAGGATTTAGAACGTTAGAAGCAAATACAACAGGTGCTAACAACACTGCTGTTGGTTATGCTGCAGCACAAAGTATTACTACAGGAAATAATAATGTTGCTATTGGAAGAGCTGCTTTAACTGCAAATACAACTGGAATAGATAATACTGCTGTAGGTTCTGAAACTTTAGATGCTACTACAACAGGAGGTAATAATACTGCTGTTGGTCGTATTGCATTAACTACTAATACAACTGGAGCTGGTAATACAGCTATTGGATCTCAATCAATGAGATATTGTACTACTGGTATGTACAATACTGCTGTTGGTTATGTTGCAGGACAAGATATAACTACTGGAGAGTACAATACAACTCTTGGATTTTATGCAGGAAAAGATATAACAACAGGTCATCGTAATGTTGCTTTAGGTAGTGATGCTTTAAGAACACTTTCAACAGCAGATGATAATACTGCTGTAGGTACCAATGCTGGATATTATATGACTACAGGAAGTGATAATGTTGCTATTGGAAAAGATGCTTTAATGGATAATACGACAGCTAATTATAATGTAGCTATAGGTTCAACTGCAGGAAATAATATAACAACAGGAACTGAAAATACTGTTATTGGTGCATTAGCTCTACAGGCTGCAACAACTGATCAAGGTATTGTAGCAATTGGTAAAGGTTCAATGCAAAACTCTACTGCAAGTTATAACACTGCAATAGGAGTAAGTAGTTTAGCTAACACAACAGGTAGCCATAACGTAGCTATTGGTAGAAATACAATGGGAGGAGCAGGTGGCACAAATTTCTGTACTGCTGTTGGTGATTATGTTTTAGATGCTACTAGTACAGGAGATTACAATACTGGTCTTGGTTATGCAGCTTTAACAACAAATACTTCTGGTTCAAATAATACTGCTATTGGTTACAAAGCATTAGAAGCAAACACAACTGCAAATGCTAATGTAGCTTGTGGTAGACAAGCTTTACTGGCTTGTACAACAGGTGTAACTAATACAGCAATTGGCTATGATAGTGGACTAACAGTTACAACAGGTGAGAACAATGCATTCTATGGATATGCAGCTGGTAAAACTACATCTCCTGGTGGCGGTATAACTACTGAAGATAATAGAATTGTTATGGGAAATAATAGTGTTACTGATGCTTATATTAAAGTGGCATGGAATGTCACCTCTGATGAAAGAGATAAAACTGATATAACTGATTTCATACCTGGTTTATCTTGGATTAATAAATTACGTCCAATTACTTACAGATGGGATGAAAGAAGTAATTACAGTGATGATTTGAGTGTCAAACCTGATGGAACACACAAAAAAAATAGGTTAAATCTTGGATTCTTAGCACAGGAAGAATTAGAAATTGAAAAAGAACATGGCTATGGAAATAGTGAAGATGATATGTTAATTACTTCCATAAGTGGAGATGGTAAGCAGTATTCCATGAAGTATGAAAGATTAGTTCCTATACTTGTTAATGCAATAAAAGAACTATCAGCAGAAGTTCAAGCTCTTAAGGCCGCTTAGAACGTTTTCTTTCGAAGTGCAAATCAATTCTTAACTTTCCATAGTAAAGAATTCCAAGCCAAACAGAAAACATAACTCCGTCAAACCAACTTAGACTATGCCAAGCTTCTACTGCACCATCCATGATTCATTTGTTTTTAGCTAAGTCCATCATCTCACATGGACATATGCAACCTTTACCACCACAAGGTCAGCTCGTTGTTCTTATATGTGCAATTCTTTTTTCTTTAGTTGGATATGGAATCTATTTAACCTTTGGTCCTGGAAAGGATGAATTAAAAGATGCTATTGATGAACATGCAAAGATGCATGAACTAGGTATTGCACATGGACATACACCATCAAATAAAGAAGATATGGAAATATATTTTGATGCCTTTCGTAATGCTTCTGATCATCATAAAGAAGTAATGGAAGAACTAAACTCAAATGATAAATAATGCTATCGTAAAGTTATTCTTAATCTGTTAAATGGAACCAGTTCCTATCCCACGTTTGACGTTGAAATTTTCAATTGAATTAGATGTAGATTACGATCCTTTCAAAGGTAAAACTAAAGAACAGTTTCGTAAGTATATTCAAAATGAATTACATGATGTTATTTATGATATAAATCCTGTAAAAAACGCTTATACTATCTTCGTATCTATGGAAGAAAATGGCGAATCACACCCAGAGCCTTGATTGGAAATTTTGGTTAGAAGAGAATAATCGTAGAGTTATTTTCCAGAATCATATGTATTGCTGTGCAGGTCGAGATAATCCTGAACATCCTATGCATGGATTTTTTACTGGTTTATGGCAAGACTTTTGTTTAAACGAAGCTGGTTTTGCACAACGTAACATGTGGTTTGATCGCATGCAATTTGTTCAAGATGTAGCAGATGGAAAAGTTAAACTAGAAGAACAAGAACCAAACTAAAATGACATTTGCTAATTTCGAAAACATGCCTGTTGCTCCTACTCCAGAGCCAGCACCTCAAATACTAGATACTTCTATGATGAATGTTGGAGTTCCTCCTGAACTAAACCAAACTTTTCCTCAACCAGAAGAAGATAAACAATTGAAAAAGGAAGAAGATGATAAGAAAAGAATGGATACTTTTATTAAAACATTAATAGGAATGACTTGTTCTTTGCATGAACTTCAAACTCAATCTCATTTAATCCATTTTAATTATGAAGCTGAGAACTTTTTAGCTGTTCATGAATTTTTAAAAACACAATATGAAGCTCATCAGGAACAATTTGATAAGTTAGGAGAATTTATTAGATCGATGGACTTCTTATTACCTATGTGTCGTAAGGGATTATTACAGTCATCAAATAAATTCGAACATGTAACAACATACGAACCAAAAAGTATGTTAATGACTTACTACAAAAACCTAGAAAACTTAGCTTCTCAATGTAAAAAAGCCCAAGTTGCAGCGCGTAAAAATAAAGTTATTGATGTTGAAAATTATCTTGGAGAATTATGTGGTGACTTATTTAAAGCAGCTTGGATGATTAAAGCTACATTAAGAAACTAATGACAATAAGACATCAAATTAAATCTCGTTGGTACTACATCTTTTGGGGATTAATGGCAGCTAGTGTCGTTGGTGGTCAAGTTTATATAGCTACTGGATATCATGCTATGAGTAAAACTATACTCTTTTGCGATAGGTTTCAACCGTTGATCCACAATTTTGACAATCTAAAAGAGTAACTTTGTCGTAACTAGGATTAGAATTAGCTTCACTAATATCTAATTCAGATTCACTTTCAAAAGTTAATTCTGTTGAACAGTAATAGCAGTTCATGGGATTAAGAAGAATGGTGTTCTATTCTATGGCAATTGCTACATAATGGAATACATTTATCAATTTCTTGTTGAATACGTTTCCAAGAGTAACCTCTATATACCATATTAGAGATAGCAAATTCTTTATCTCTAATATGATGAAAATCTATTACTCTATGATCTTGTATTCCACATTCTTTGCACCTAATTGTTTTCTTATATTCAACTAGTTTCTTTTGATTTTTCCTTATCCGCTTCTTATCATCAGCCCACGACATCTTAATCTAGTTCCCTCCAGATCCAACCCATTTGGTAATCATTTATATAAGGTTCTATATCTAAAGCAGTCATTAACTCATTAATAAGTCTGCCTTTTCCTATCCTTAATGGGATTACATTTGTTTGTGGGCTAGGCATATTGTCATCTACAACTATTAGAGTACCTGGTTTAATAGCATTCTTTGCAGCAAATAACTCTTTCAAATGATGACTAGCAGCTTCCCAATCATTTGACCAATCCTCAATGTTATATGAATCTAAATACAATAGATCAATTTTCCCATCTAAAGTAGATAGAAACTCAATCGAATCTTGATTATTTACTTCTGCATGAAAAGTATTTTTACTTGCAAGCTCGCATGCCTTAGGGTCAATATCAACTGATAAAAGGGTTCCTCCATAAATTTCTATAAACTCATCAAACAAAAGTGTTGAGCATCCATCACCTTCGTAGTTATCAACTTCTCTATAACATCCTGTCTCTACAATGATGGGATCTTTTTTAGTCCTTAAGTAATCAAAAATCTTAGTAAAACCTTCTTCTCTACTTGTCTTAGTTATAGGTTCATTTAAACGTTTTTTAATCTTAGAGAAATATGCGTCCCATAATTTATCGTTTGTCTTCTTAGTTCTTCTTTTTTTAGTAGTTTCTGGCATTCCAAATTTTATAACATAAACCTAATGTACTAAATAATATGAGCATTTTCAAAAAAATCTGATAAATTATAATTAATAAATTAAGTTTTAATGCTAAATAATACATTGGAAACTAAATCTATAAAAGAAATTAATAAAAATCCTTGTCGAATAACTCTTAACGGTAGGCGACATTACACTACACCACTAGCGTCTGGTCCAGCTCCTTCAGTAACAACCATAATTTCTGAAACTGCTTCTGAACAAAATAAAAAAAAGCTAGAGATGTGGTCTAAAGCAAATCCAGGTGTAAAAGAAAAAGCTGCTGAACGTGGTACAGCTGTTCATTATGGAATGGAACAGTATTTAAAAGGAGATAAGAAACCAAAAATACCAGAAGAATATGATAATTATTGGTCAGGAATGCCTCCAATACTTGACCAGTTTTCTGAAGTACTTTGGGCTGAATCTCCTATCTTAGATGAGTACAAATTTACTGTAGGTTCTGATGATATAGCTCGTGTCTGGGGCTGCGATGAAGAAGGTAGAGCTTGGGCTGGTGCTCCAGATATTATTGGAGTTGCTAATAATAAACTTACACTTGCTGATTTAAAAACAAGTGTCAAACCTTACAGTAGAAAGTGGCCTTCTCATTTAGAAAAAGGATCAAAAGAATGGAGAGATCTGTTAGGTGGTTACATGAAATTTAAAAAATGCTGTAAACAATTAGCAGCTTATGAGATAGCTATAGAACAGACTTTAGGTTTAAAAGTACAACAAGCAGCTATCCTAGTATCTACTCCAGAACGTACACAAATATTTAAAATATCAAAAAATTATTTAAATTGTTTTAAGAAAGATTGGTACAAAATAGTTAAAGAATACTATAAACAAATAGAAGAACTAGATGAGCACAACTCTAATCTTATATAGTCTCTTATCTAAAGTGATTAAGAATTTATGTTATCTAATTTAGGGTATTGTATTGATGAATTGTGGGGTATAGGATAATAAAACACGTTAAATACACCTCTCCATGGAAATTAAAGTTTCCGTTGGTGAGTGGATGAATAGCCTTCAAGACCGCATGAAAAGTGCGGTTGAAGGGGATTGTTTTCATTTACCAACTCGAATGCACCTTCATGCTTTTAAAGTATTGCAGCAAGAAAATTTCCCTGATAAACATTTTAAAATAGTAATAGGAAGCGAACTTATAGAATGAAAGATTCAAAACTAAGTCTTAGACCTGGGGAAATTCGTATTGACTATATCCCTATGGATTGGCCTCTTACACCGCTTGGAGGTAGTAAAGACCCATACGTATCAGGGTGGCAAAACAAACCCTTTGGACGACATGAAATAGATCGAGAGCTAGCTTCTGGAGATTGCAAAGCAGTGGGTTTATTATCTGGACCCGTATATAATCATCCATTCGGATTGGTCTGGATAGATGTTGATGGTGCATCTGTTTATAAAACAGTAGAACAAATTTCTGGTCTTGCTTCCAATGAAGCTCTCCCAAGTACGCTAACTATACTAAGTGGAAAGCCAGGTCGTGAGAAAAAGTTATATAGATTAAACAGAGATAAACACAAACACTTTATCCGTAATAAATATACATGGCATGCAGAAGGACCAAATGAAAAACTAGAAATCTTATGGTCAAAACATCAAGGAGTTTTAATGGGTCTTCATCCTGAAACGGATGGTTACTTCACATCTCCTGACCAAGGATTTGAATACGTAGAGAAACTCCCTGAACTTCCAGATTGGATATTAAATGGAATTATTAATAAAAATGTAAAACAAGGAGTTCCGGTTAGCCAAACAACTAGAGTTGTAGGTCCCGGCTTTGCTATCAATGCTCGTGTAGATCTCGCAAGAGATATGCAACTTGCAACAGAAGCTATGTGGGCACTGCCTTTAGAAGCAGTTGACGATCATGACATCTGGATAGCTATTGGGCAGTCTTTACATTCTCTCGATGATTCTTTATTGGATGATTGGGATGAATGGTCTAGACAATCAGGTAAATACAGAAAAGGAGAATGCAAAAAAAGATGGCGAAGCTTTGATAAAGGAGGTGCTCGTACTCTTGGATCTTTATTCCACCATGCAAAAGAGAACGGTTGGAAACCTTCTGAAGATTACAAAGCAATGGGAGTTGATGACTTAACTCTCGAAAATGCAATTAAGGAACTTGAACAAGCTGAAAAAGAAATGGCAATTACTAAACCCCCACTCAAACGCAACCCACCCATGTCTCGTCCTACACCTTCTGCCGCAAGGGAACAAAAGCCCAGGAATCCATCCTCTGATGTAGTAGCAAACGTTCTACTACAGACATATAAAGGTAATGCTAGGTATAGTCAAACTCAAAATTGTTTTTTCATCTACGAGTATAAAAATAAAGGTCTTTGGTCTAACCTTTCTGAGACTGAAATGAAAGGTGAAGTTAAACAAAAGTTAGAACTAGTTAAAGAACATTTGTTACCTAATGGGTACAGTATGAATCTAGTTAATGATGTACTAGAACAATTAAGAGTTAGTTTAATTTTCGATGATTGGTATGAAGATAATGAACATTTGCTTTTTACTAATGGGATTCTATGTATAGAAACTAAGGAGTTCATGGAATTTGATAGAGACATGCATATGACTCAACAACTTCCATATGATTATGATCCTTCAGCTACATGTGAACCTATTATTAAGTGGCTTAAATACGTCCAAGATGGTAATTGGGATCGAGTACAAGTCTTAAGAGCCTGGTTAAGAGCTGTTCTTTTAAGTAATTCAAATATACAAAAGTTTGTAGAGATTGTTGGCCCTGGTAAATCAGGTAAATCTACATATTCCAATCTCGCTCATGCATTAGTTGGAGATGATAATGCAATGATTTCTTCTCTAGAACATCTAGAAAAAAATAGATTTGAAACCGCAAATTTATATAAAAAGAAATTACTTTTATTTAATGATGTTGAAAGATATGGTGGTTCGGTATCAGTATTAAAAGCAATTACTGGTAGAGATTTAATTCGGAATGAACGTAAATTTCAATCTGGTGCATTAAAGCCATTTAAATTTAATGGGTTAGTGATGATAACTGCAAATGAACCCATTCAGACGACAGATCCTACATCTGGGCTTGCACGTAGGCGTCTTACTATTCCTTTTGATAGACCTTTCACTGGTAGTTCATCTGAACAACGCACCTTAATAGATATGGATGACAGGGGTAATCCTCTTGGAGATTTTGCCCCTTTACTTCCAGGATTAGTTAATTGGGTATTAGATATGCCTGAATCAGAGATGCGTGAATATTTAATGGAAACAAATAAAAAAGTTAATTTCTTTGCTAATCATCATAGAGAACAAATTCTTAAATCTAATCAGATTATGGATTGGATGGAACATTGTTTAGTCTTTGATCCAGGGGCGTCAGCTCCAGTGGGACTAGCAAAGAGTGCTCCTTCGGGTTCATCTCATATTTATATGGCACATGATAAATGGTTATACGCTAGTTATTGTGAATTTTCTCGAGCATCTAATAGCAATATCTTAGGTAGAAGTAGATTTGAAACTTTATTAATGGATGTTTGTGTTCATCAGTTAGCCTTAAATATTTATAAAATGAAAGACAGAAGAGGTATGAGAGTTATAAATATTGCTTGTAGAACTGGTGATCCTAAGTATGAAAAATACCCTTCTATTGTGCAAGTAGGTTTAGATAAAGATAGATGGAGAGAACAGTACGGAAATATGTTAGAGAAAGAACCTGAAAAAACTAACTAATTTGTGTATAGTTAGAAAAGATTATTAAATATAAATGGGTAAAAAACCTAAGTTACTATGGTCTGGTGACATAGTAGCAATGACTGGATTTGCTAGAGTTACTGAAAATGTTTTAAAACATATTAAAGATGATTTTGAAATTGTAGTCTTAGGTCATAATTGGTGGGGTGATCCTCATCCATTACAGAAGGAATATAAAATGTATCCTTCATCTAATAGATTTCAAACTGCTCCTTTTGGTGAAGAACGTATTAGGGAAATAGTAACAGCAGAAGCACCTGATATTGTATTTACTATTAATGATATGTGGATTGCTAATGAGCAATACAGACGTATCCAAGATTTACATAAAGAAAAGAAATTTAAGTTTGTAGGATATTCTCCTATGGACTCTTATAACTGGACAGGTTGTCTTAGTGATACTGCTAACGATTGGGATGCAATAGTTTCTTATACAGAATTTGGTGCAAGAGAATTTATAAAAGGTGGTATTAAAAAACCAGTTGCAGTTGTACCTCATGGTGTAACTCCAGGTCAGTTCTATCCCATAGACAAGAAGGAAGCTAGAAAAAAACTAGGTTTAAAAGAAGATATCTTTATCGTCTTCAATGGTAATAGAAATCAATTCCGTAAGAGACAGGATATAAATATTGCTGCATTTGCTAAGTTTGCAAAGGATAGACCAGATACTCAGTTATATATGCATATGGGTAAGAAGGATCAAGGCTGGGATTTAATGCATGTCTTTGATCGAGAAATGAAGAAGAATGGACTAGATCCTAATGGAAGAATTATTCTTACAGCAGATACTGATGGTCCTCCAAATGTTGAAGTTGATACGTTAAACACTATATATAATTGTGCAGATGTAGGGATAAACACATGCAAAGGAGAAGGCTGGGGTCTTGTAAACTTTGAGCATGCAGCTTGTCGAGTAGCTCAAGTAGTTCCTAGTCATACATCCTGTAAAGAAATCTTTGAAGGATATGGCCGCCTAATCCGTTGCGATCACATAGATGTTGACACCAATTATTCTAGGGAAATGCCTTGCCCTTCAACTAATCACCTTACGGAGATCCTTGTTGACTTGTATGAAAATAGAGACAAGCTTGAAGCAACAGCAGAACTTTGCTATGAAAGAGTAACTGATCCACGTTTTGAATGGCAAAATATAGCTGCTCAGTTCTCAGGAATCTTCCAGGATGCTTTGAATAACGTAGATCACTCAACTACACCTAAACCAAAACCGAAAAAGAAAAAAAGAATTAAGAGGAAGTTAGGAAAATGAAAATATATTTTAAACCATGGGGTTGGTATAAGGATCTTTATGAAGGTCCAGGATATAAACTAAAAATAATCAGTATTGACGAAGGCCATCAACTTAGTTTGCAGTCTCATCAATATAGAAGTGAAGTTTGGAATACAGTATCTGGACAAGGAGAATTTTTTGTATCAGGAATATGGTCATTAGCTAGAGTAGGTAACTGCATAAAAGTTCCTGTTAATACTATCCATAGAGCTAAAGGCGGTAAAGGAGGTTTAGTTTTCGTAGAAATTCAATTTGGAGAAAAACTTTCTGAAGATGATATAAAAAGACTTGAAGATGACTACGGAAGAGTGGTATTATCTGAATAACGGGGTACGCATGAGCCTCGTTGAGGTGGGTAAACAATTTCCTGTTGATTTTAATAGGTCAACAGGATTTTTTTTGTCTAGAAAATGTATCAAAACTAAGAATGAAATTAATTTTCTTTTGTTATACATTAAATAACATTCTTAAATTAGTGTACGTTCTATTAGTAGTCTTATGAGTCTTAAAAGAAATACTAAGAATAGCAACATACACTGTTGACATACTGTTATTTAAGCTAATATCAAAAAGAATTTAGTTTCATTCTCAGTTTTATGTCACGTATATATAAACCAATGCCTCCTCTTTGGCACTTAAAACAGTTGTTTAAGCTGTCCGATGACTGCCCAAATGGTTTGGTATGGAAAATTAAAAAGGCTTCCTATGAGCCTGGAGATCCCGCTGGACGACTGAATAAATCAACAGGTTTTTATATGGTTTGTATAGATAATGAAGTGTATATGGTACATAGAATTGTTTACTATTTACGTACAGGACAATGCCCAGATGAGCATAGTGTAGAACATGCAGTTACTGTAGATAATATTAAAGATAATCGTTTGGATTTAATACCTACTTATAGAACTTCAGTATTAAAATCTAGATTGGTTCTTTGATATGGCAAATATTATTACCGCTTTAGAAAGAGTTAACTTTCGCCATATAAATAATATAGAACGACTTACAGATGATGAATTAGAAGAGAAAGGATATTATCGAGGATTTCCTTGTGTTCACGGTCATACTATTCGTGACATAAAGGGTCATTGGTGTTATCACTGTGCAATGAAAATTAAATCTAATATATGTGGATTTGATCTAAATTATTTAGGCAATGATTTTAAAAACAAATATTATAGACTTTGGCAACGAATAAAAGTTAAAGATCCAGATGAATGTTGGCCTATAGATCTTCCAGGGAAGAAATCTCCTCGTAGAGTATGTTTTCCTTCTTATAGAACTTTTTATAGTAAACAAAAATCAGAGAACGTAACTGCACATAAAGCTATCTATCAATGTGCTTGGGGAGATGTAGGATCAATGGTGGTAACTAGAATGTGTAATAATCCATGGTGTGGTAATCCTTTACATATGGTATCTAGTTGGAATTGTGGTTTCCCTCCTAAAAAACTTCATCCTTTTGATACTAATTTCAATGCAGAAAAACTTATGCGTATTTGTAAAGCAAGAACTGTAAATAGAGAACAAGAAATAATACAAGAATCCTATAAAGCAACTATTGCACATCCATTACATGTAAAAGATGCCCCGGATTATGATGAAGGATAAGACATCTTAAAAATATAATGGCTAGAAACCAAGTTACTCAAAGACAAAGAACTGCTAGCAATCCATTACCAGTCGGAACATTTGACGAAACTTCTATTCGTTATTTAACAGGAACTCTAGGAGGAACAAATCAACCAATAAGTGGAGGATATGGTGGAGGTGCAATTAACCATTGGTTTAAATTTAAAATTGAAACGACTGCATGGATAATTGTTGCTAAAGGAGGAGGTTATGAAAAATATTTTAATGTATCTGCTTACGATATAAATAAGAATCCTATTGTAGGTAGAGGAATATTCCAAGATGACAGTATATCTGTTACAAGAGATGGTGAAATATTAAATCCTTATGTCGGAACTCTTATGGCAGCTGGTTCTCATTTGTATAACCAGTTTCAATATGACTCCAGGAGGTTAGATAAAGGTGATCCTAGATATTATCCTTTAGCTGTTGGTGAATATCTGATTTGTGTTTCTAGTACTCTTAATACACCTTTTGAATATGCTGTAGGTGTAGTCATAGAAATGGCTGATCCATTTCCTGTATTACTAACTGAAGATTATGATCGTTTACTATTTGAGAATGTAACTACAGAAGATGACTTTATTTGTGACACAACTCCTAATTACACAGGTGCTGAAGATCATGAGCATTCTCTAAAAGAATGGCAAACAGCATGGAGCAGAGAACGTCAGGATTACGAAAAATTCCCAGATATCCTTGTTCCTTTAACCACTAAACCTTAAAAACAATGACTATAAAACGTGTTCCTAATTATCCTTATCTCGGATTTGATGACACTGTTTATGATGACATTCTTATAAAGGATCTTTTAAAAGAAAAAACTTGGACTGAAAAGTTTAAAGAACGCTGTGAAGAAGTACCATATGAGCAGCAATGTCGCATGTATGACGTATAGGATAAAAAGAAAATCTAAAACAATTAAACTAGTTTTAGATGATGGGTACATTTTTAAAATGAATATCCATCCATATATGAAGATATCTACAGGAAAAATTTGGTTAGTAGGTTGGGCAATAGGTAAAAGTAATCGTCAAATAAATGATTGGATGTGTAGAAGATCAAAACGATCAAGAGTCTATAAATTAAGTAATAACAAACCCAAGAAAAGAAACCAACATGCTCATTGGATATCTATCAATATTATGCGTAAATGGCTAGAAGAATTACCTGAAGGAGATGGTATGGCTATACGTTGTGAAGCAGCTAGTTCTGATAAACAATTCCGTGTTTGGAAAAAATGGTTTAAGAAAAATGAAGATCCTGACTGGAAAATCTCAGATGAGCATAAATCTTTTTTCTTTTATAAAAAAACAACATAGAATATAGATATTAATTCTTTATTTAAAATGGTTGCTCTTATTCGTCCAATCTTGTTCAGGTTTTTAAACACACCTCAAGTCAAACAATTGATCATAGATTTACTAACAAAGTTAGCTGATTCTACAGATAATACTATTGATGATAAAGCTGTTGAATTTATTAAAAAAGGTTTAGCTTCTCCTAGTAAAAAGTAATTACTAAACAGCAGTAAACCACCAGACAACTCCAGAGTTGCCTTCAATATGATCCTTTAATTCAATTGCCTTATTTTTTTCTAAAGTAAGGCAATTTCTTTTGCCATTCATTTCATAGCAAACATTTACTTGTACCTGTAGTCGGTTCTTAAATGTCATACTTATAGACTGAAATAAATATTCTCATAGTCTAACAATGGAAGAAAAGACTCCTAATAATTCTGTTAAGAATGTAAAGCCAAACCTCCTACAAAAAATTACTGATGCTGTTCCAGATAGAGAGGAACAATTTGAATTAGTTAGTTTAGGTGTACGTTTATTTTTGTTAACTTGGGCAACCTTAATGTTGTCTCTTTCATACTTAGATTTAAGTAAACTTGGTATACCTCAACAGAAAATAGATCCAACTTTTATAGCAAGTGTTTTTGTAGGATTAGCAAGTAGTTTCGGTGCTTCTATAACACAAAAAGGAAAAGAAAATGGAGCAAAACCAGGTGCAAGTCAAGGGATAACTGCCGCAGAAATGAAAGAGATATTGGGTAATTCCCAGATAATTAGAGTTGAACATGCCCCTATTAAAATAATTACAGACAAAAAGGAGTAAGGCTTATGAACAGTCCACTTTATATTCCTAATTGGCAATACCATTCTAGGAAAAACATGAAGTTAGATTTTGTCCGAGAAGAAAACATGGTTCGTAGAGCATTTCATAGAGCAAAAACAGTATTTAAAAAACTAAGGCGAGCATAATCAGTTATATTTTAAAAAAAGACTAATCAAATGTTTTTTGATTCAATTGCTCTTGTTACAGGAGGATTTGATCCTATTCATAGTGGTCATATAAAATATTTCGAAAACGCAAAGAAATTATCAGATTGTTTAGTTGTTGGACTAAATAGTGACAAATGGTTAATAAATAAAAAAGGCCAATACTTCCAAACTTGGAAAGAACGTGCAAATATAATTAGTCATTTAGATATGGTTAATATTGTTATAGATTGGGATGATTCAGATAACTCTGCATGTAGAGCAATTCAGAAATGTTTTCAACTAACTAATAAGATTTATTTTGCTAATGGTGGAGATCGTAGTTCAAATAACACACCTGAATTAGATCGATATGCTTTAGATCCCAGAGTAGAGTTCGTTTGGAGTGTTGGAGGTGACGATAAAATTAATAGCAGTTCTTGGATATTGGATAAATATTATCAAGAAAGGGAATCAATTTGTAGGTGATAGACTTTAATTAAGTAATGTAAATGTTTAAAATGTGGAAGTTACTTTCATTTTTGATATTAATATTTAGTCCACTTTCAGTTCGTGCAGATCTGATTCACCGTCTATCAACAAGTACATCTTTGACTGTAGGAGGAGCCTCAACAACTGGAGAGCGTATCGGTTCAACATACGCAGTTAGTGGCAGCAATGTGGCAGTAAGTTCAGCTCAAAACTCAGCATTTGGTGGTTTAACTGCAGGTTCTGCTACAGCTGCACCGACAATGAAAGCTGGTACTTACGATATTGGAGTTGATAATTCAGCCTTCAGTTTTTCTGAATCATTCACTCAGGGGGATGCGATAGCTGCAATGGGAGCTGGTGTTGATGTTAGTGCTGATGGTCTAGTTGTAGACATGCCAGCTTTTGGTAATACCACGACTCAATCGGGTGGTGTAAAAGGTTCACTCGCAGGTACAATTTTGAGTTCGGGCATTATGACTATAACAGCCGGTGGTGCGAACACATCTGCGGTGGGCCAATTTGTAAGTGAAATAACCGTCAAATAGCAGTCATGAAGCGGCTTTTACTGCTGTTTTTATTATATCCAGTACCTGTATTTGCTGTACCCGTCACGCCAAATTTTCAAAGCGGTTCGATGACCTCCCACACGGAGACAACTTCTAAAGTTTCTGAGGTGATTTCGGTTATTGAATATCAATCTGGTTGGCAAATGACACTGACAGGGAATAATATAACTACAGATGCTGATAGTCTTTTACCAGCAGCTACTTCAACATCTAATACAGTTAACGGAGTTGTATCTACATGGACTGGTTTAGATGCTACTAATATGCCGAATTTCACAATAATTGATCCAACAAAAGCATGGCAATTTACTTCATCACTAACACAACCAGGGATGAAATCTCACACGGTAATAACTCGTACAAGCGAAATAACATCAGTAACAGATACGGTTTCAACCTTCAGTCAATAAAGTATGTATTACTAATACTTATTAATACCTTTAGTCTATTCCCTCAAGTTAGTAAAGCAGAAAGTGTAGGTGGAGTTAGCGCAAGCGCAGCACCAGTTGCTAACAGTAGTGGATCAGTTACAAACCAAGCCATACAGGTTTTGCAAGGTCCATATATAACTAATACTTATGGGAATGGAGTTTCATGTCAAGGACCAACTTTAAACATTACTCCATTCGTAACAGGAAGTAATTCTTGGAAAGATCCTTATGAAGGATACTGGGATTCGCCCGTATATGACATGACAACAGATGATGATGGTAATCTAAATAATCCAGGCTCTATCTTGTATTACGTTCCTACAAGGACTGGGCAGAAAGCAAATAACAATGTTTCATTAGGTATAAGTGCAACAGTATCTATTCCATTAGATAAACGTCATCATGAAGGTTGTTTAAGAGCTGCTACTACACAAACAAAATTAACTCAACAAATATTAGCTAATAAACGGTTAGACTTTGAATTTGCGAGACTTAAACATTGTGCTGAACAAAAAAGACTTGGAGTATCCTTCCATCCTTCCAGCCCCTCTTTCAAAATTTGCTCAGATATTGTTGTCACTAATCCCCATGGAGTTATACCGCAACATCAACATTCTATTTCTTCACCTTCTTTTTCTTCAACGGAGGTAAATCTTTCTTCTCCCGATACTGATTTGCAACAATCTCAGAACGGGTCAACTTCGGTGGAGTCTTCCCAAGCAACTTCTGAACCTTCTTCATTGCAGTCTTTATCAGAGGCTTTATTGCCTTCAGAACAAGATCAGCCAGGGGCTTTGCTAGGACTGCCGATGACGTTGCCACAAGAGCAATAGATGCAGTTGTTGTTACAGCCCCAGCTGTAGGTAATGCATCAACTACTTGTTGAATAATTGGAATTTCTTCGTATAGAGTAACGCATCTACCATTTTGTACTTCATAGCCACTAATTTTTTTATTACCTTCAACTTTAGAACCGGCTATAGGAGCCTCATTTGGGGGACAAATTATTTCTGGGGTATTTGTATTAGGTAGTTCTGGTTCAGGTGGTTCAAATACTTCATCAGTATCCAAAGGAATTTGTGGGACTTCAGCAGGCTTAGTTAGTATTAATTGTTCTGGTTCATAATTCATTGGATTATAACTAGGTACAGTGCCATCACATAAAATTACATTTCCTTTTTGATCTTCTTCTGTAAGTTTATTTGATTTTTTATTAGCAGGATTGTACTCAATACATCCAGGTAATTGAATAATAGGTGACCCAATATTTAGAGTTACAGGAGTAGTCTTTGGTACATTTAATTGTGTATCAAAGTAATAATCTGGTATTTCTATTATTGCTACTTCAATATTGGGAATTTTTATTTCTGGTATCATTTATCCATTTCCCATGTCTAGTCTGTTGTCGTTCTATTTCTCGACAATGGGGGCATTGGCAACTCATTAAAACTGAGGTACTCCTAAACCACTTCTAGTACTTCTTGGTACAACAGGACCAGTTACATCAGGAAGTTCTGGAGTTGGAAGATTTTTTAAAGCTTCTCCTGCAGCTACAGATCCTACCTGTTTTATAATTTTCTCTTTAGCATTTTCTATGAGTGCATCCTTATTTGCATATACGAAAATACCAGCACCAACAACGGAAGCAGATATAACGAAAGACGCAACAGAAAGTACATTAATTATTTTCTGCATAATAAAAAACTTGAATACTTTCTTATATTAACCACAAATAATCTTTATGCAGATTCAAGAGCAGCAAGTCTAGCTTCTAAAGCAGTATTTTTTGCTGATAGTTCTTTTATTGCATTTATTATCATAGGAATAAAATCAGATTGACCTACAGTTAAATTATTAGGATCATCTTCATTAACAATCTTTGTATAAGTTGCATTTGTTTCAGTTAATACAGCTTGTAATTCTTGTGCAATAAAACCTGCTTTAGTTTTACCATTGCCCCAAGTAGCAGCTCTTTTTTCATCTCTAAAATTCCATTTAAATTTTCTAGGTTGTATTTTTTTAATAAATTCTAAACCTAAATCAAGGTCAACTATATCTGTTTTATCTCTACCATCTGAACTAAATGTCCAACTTGAAGCACTACCATCAAAGTTTGCATTAACTGTTCCATTATAAATAGCAACTTTATTTGAAGTGTTACCAAAATCACCATTTGAACCAATAAGAACTTGATGATTTGCTGTTGTTGCACCACGTATATATTCACCTATATGTACGTTATTAGTACCAGTAGTTAGACCATATGCACTATTATGACCTACAGAAACATTATGAGTTCCTGTAGTTACATTATAAAGAGCTTGATAACCAACTCCAGTATTTTTTTCTCCAGTAGTGCAATATCTTAAAGCATTAGCTCCAAGAGCTACTTCTTTATCTGCTGTTGTAACAAGAATTCCTGCTTGATAACCAAGAGCAGTACTATAGCCACCTTCTGTATTTTCTTGTAAAGCAGAACGACCACAAGCTGTATTAGTACCTCCTGTAGTATTATTTGTTAATGCATAGAATCCAACAGCAGTGTTATTAGCTCCTGTTGTGTTTTCTGTTAATGCATAATAACCAACACCAGTATTAGCACCTGCAGTTGAATTTTTTCTTAAACAATTAAGTCCAACAGCAACGTTATAAGTACCTGTTGTGTTTTCATCTAAAGCGTAATAACCAAGAGCAGTATTCCTCTCTCCTGTCGTGTTTGCACTTAATGCTCGATAACCAAAAGCACAACTATAAGAACCTGTCGTATTAGCATCTAAACTATCAACTCCTATAGCAGTATTCTGTTGTCCAGTAGTATTTAACCTTAAAGCATCTCTACCTACTGCAACGTTGTAACTTGCAGTTGTATTATATTGTAAAGATCTAGTACCTACAGCAGTATTCTCTATACCCGTTGTATTCGACCATAAAGTGTAATAACCAAAACCATCATTTTTATCTCCAGTTGTATTTGTAGATAAAGAATTAAAACCAACAGCAGTATTAAAACTTGCAGTTGTGTTGGCATCTAAAGCGTAAGTACCAACAGCAACATTTGTTTCTCCAGTTGTGTTCTGTAATAAAGCGTTATAACCTATAGCAGTATTATTATCTGCTGTAGTATTTGCTTGCATAACACCATATCCAAGGGCAGTATTACCAGTACCTGTTGTATTACTATCTAAATTGTAATTACCAATAGCAACGTTATTTGCACCAGTAGTATTTAGTTTTAATGCGTCATATCCAATAGCAGTAGAATTACTTGCAGTCGTATTATCAGCTAAAGCATTTCTACCAATAGCCGTATTTTCATGTCCTGTTGTGTTATCACTTAAAGCCGCATATCCTATTGCTGTATTATTATCTGCAGTCGTATTTGCATCTAAAGTCCACGCTCCACAAGCAGTATTATATTCTCCTGTCGTATTAGCTTGTAATGAAGCAACACCTACTGCTGTATTATAATTTGCAGTCGTATTAGAATCTAAAGCTTCAGAACCTACAGCAGTATTTGCAGCACCTGTTGTATTAGCATACAAAGCACTTTTACCAATTGCAGTATTATTATCTGCTGTTGTATTTAGTGATAATGAACCACTACCTAATGCGGTGTTGTTATCACCAGTAGTATTTGAATGAGCTGAAGCTCTACCAACAAATGTATTATAATTACCTGTTGTATTTACTCTACCTGCATACCAGCCAACAGCAGTATTATTAGCAGAAGTGTTGCTCATTAATGCTTCTGCACCAACAGCTGTACATTCACCATTAGTTTCCTGATCTCTTAGTGCTTCATATCCAATAGCAGTATTATTTGGACCTGTTGTTATAGTTTTACCAGCATAGTAACCAACTGCAGTGTTTTTTGATCCAGTTGTATTTGCATTTAAGGCAAAATATCCTACACCAGTACCACCAGAAGCAGTAGTATTTGCAAATAACGCTCCTTGACCACCAGCAAAATTACTACTTCCAGTGGTATTGCTTCCTAGCGTTGATATTCCTACTGCTGTATTACCATTACCTGTTGTACTTGCGTCTAATGATTCGGTACCTACAGCTACGTTAGAAGTACCTGTTGTGTTTAATTTTAAAGAATCAAGACCAATAGCTACATTATTATTAGCTGTTGTATTGCTTTGTAACGCGTTAGTACCTATAGCAGTATTATATTGACCAGTTGTATTTGTATTTAAAGATGTATAACCAACAGCTACATTACTATTAGCAGTAGTAGCTAAATATAATGCTCTTCTACCTACAGACGTATTATAGCTACCTGTTGTATTGCTAGTTAATGCTTCATCTCCTAAGCCAACATTATAATTACCTGTAGTATTTGCATCTAAACTTAAAACACCAACAGCAGTATTTTCACTTCCTGTAGTATTTGCACTCATACTGTTATAACCAATAGCAGTATTACCACTTGCAGTTGTATTATCATCTAAAGCTAAATATCCAACTGCTACGTTTTGCGATCCAGTTGTATTTTCTTCTAATGCAAAAGAACCTAAAGCAGTATTACCATCAGCAGTTGTATTTTGTTCTAATGCTGAATAACCAATACCAACGTTATTAGCTCCTGTTGTATTGGCAAATAAGGATGATCTACCTATTGCACTATTTTGAGAACCTGTTGTATTTGACCCTAATGAATTATGACCAATGGCAATATTAGCATCAGCAGTAGTATTAGCATCTAAAGCAAAAGAACCTACCGCAACATTTGTTGTTCCTGTTGTGTTTACAACTAATGCATTATAACCTATTCCTGTATTACTATTTGCTGTTGTGTTTTCTCTTAATACACCCCAACCTAGAGCAGTATTATAAGTTCCTGTTGTATTATCTTCTAGTGCTACATTACCAACTGCAGTATTATAAGAAGCTGTCGTATTAGCACTTAATGCATGAAAACCAATAGCATTATTTTGAATACCTGTTGTATTTGCATCTAAAGCATTTGCACCAATAGCAACGTTTGAAGCTCCTGTTGTGTTTGCAGTTAATGCTATATAACCAAAGGCTGTATTATTACTTGCTGTTGTATTTTGCCCTAAAGCTCCCGCACCAGTTGCTGTATTATAACTTCCAGTTGTATTGGCATCCATTGCTTGATGACCAACAGCTACGTTTGCATCACCAGATGTGTTTTGAACTAAAGCACTATTACCGACTGCTGTTGCATTACTTGCTGTGCAATTTTGCAATGTATGAGAACCAACAGCAGTACAACTAGCTCCAGTTGCTAGTTGCATAGCATTATGTCCAACAGCAGTATTAGAGTTTACTGTTGTAACAGTGCTTAAAGCACCTTCCCCTATACCTACGTTACCAGCACCAGTTGTAATTGCATCACCAGCACTATATCCAACAACAGTATTTACATCACCACTTGTTATAGCAGTTCCAGCATCATAACCTATTAATGTGTTCTTAATTGCATCTGTACCAGTAAATGAATTTCCTGCATTAGTTCCTAATAAAGTATTATTCTGTGCATCAACTGTTCCTAATTGGTATCCACTATATATAGATGCTGGTAAAACTGTATTATCACTTGGAGTTCCTACTGCGTAAGCATCTCCTAATATTAATGCAAAGAAAGCGAGTCCAGATGCTGGTGCTGTAGTAAATGTAAGACTAGAACCACTAACCGTAAAATCAGTTTCAGGCTTTTGTATTACACCACCAAGGGATAAAAGTAAGTTTCGAGCTGTTCCAGGTTTTATCGCTGCTGAACTTGCAGTCAGAGAGAATGCAGTTGTACTTCCATTAAATCCACTGGAGATGTCATCACACAGGCTGTATCGTCCAACTACAGGGGATTGACCTAAATATGCCATTTAGCCACTAAACTTATTACTCTTATATAATTTTATCGTTACCTGACTTGGGAGATCGAAAGATAATTAAGCTGGTTCAGTAACAGTTTCTTCTGCAACTTCTCCTCTTAAGACATCTTCTAATGCAGCAATAGAACCATTAATGCTAATAGCTTCTCTTTCTAATTGAAGAGCTTCGTTATTCAATTGTTGAATAGTTTGCTGTGCAGCAGAGATTCCTTGCTGCTTTTCAGCAAAATCATTTTGGATCTCTTGAAGTTTTGCTTTTAAAGCATCAACTCTTTCTTTCACTTTTTCTTCACCTAAGCAGGACATGATTTTTTAGAAACTAAGCTAAGTATAGTTCTTAATACTTAGATTTACCAAGTGTGACAGCCGCATCAATTGCAGTAAAGCTTTCACTACCCCAAATAGATGTTGTACCATCTAGCTTTTTATATGCTTTGATGATTTCAAGATGATCAACATTTCTCTTAAGAGTATCTTTGTCTTCATCACTAATAGATGACTGACCAGCAACACTATTTATAAGAGTAACGCTATCTCCAGCAGCACTATAGATTGCGGCTACCTCATCAGCAGTTCTTTCTTCCATGTCAAAAACCAATGTTATATATAAATTTTAGCAGTAATGTATCTTTTATGTAGTTTCGAGGGCTGTGACTTTTGCAGATAGTTCTTTTACTGCGTTAATTAATATAGGAACTAATTTTGCATATTGCATCCCGTACGATCCATCACCATTTATACTTGCGATCAACATATTGTCCTTAGAGTCTCCGTATCCATGTTCTTTTTCTACTTCTAGTTCATCTTGTGCTATCAACCCTACATTTAGTTTTGGTGCTTTTTTACTTCCATCTGGTACACCGTTTTCGTAATCACTTCTATTATCCCAACGATAAGTAACTGGATTTAATTTATTAATCCAAGATAATCCATAAATAAATGGTTCTATATCAGTCTTATCTCTTCTGTCTGATGTAACAGTCCAGTCAACTTTTATAAAAGCATCACTAACATTATTATTTCCAATACAAACTTGATAACTACCGTTTGATACTGAACCTGAAGGAGAACTTGATGTACCTGCAGATCTACCTAATAATGTATTCTGAGCACCAGTCGTAATGTCATAACCTGCGTCCATACCAACAGCAACATTACTACTACCTGTAGTTAGAGCGTTACATGCACTTCTACCTATACCAACATTACTACCACCTGTTGTAGCATTTATTAATGCGTTATAACCTACACCAGTATTATAAGTGCCTGTGGTAACACCCTTACCAGCTTGATAACCGACAGCAGTGTTACTTCCTCCAGTTGTAGTTGTGCTTAAGGCACTATAACCAACAGCAGTATTTAGTTGTGTTGTATTACTAGCTAGAGCACCTTTACCTAGAGCAGTATTATAATTTCCAGTGACATTATCGTGTAAAGCATGATAACCAACTGCTGTATTACCAATAGCAGTTGTAATTGCATTTCCTGCTTCATGGCCAATTCCAGTATTCCAATAGCCAGTTGTTAAAGCACTTAAAGCATTACTACCAACTGCTACAATATTATCTGCCGTTGTTAATGCGTCTAAAGCTTGATAACCAATAGCTACATTATGATCACCTGTTGTAAGAACCTCTAATGCATCCTTACCAATAGCTACGTTTTGTGCTCCAGTTGTACCTGTAGTTAAGGCACCATAACCAATAGCAGTATTATTACTTGCAGTTGTGTTAGCTGCTAAAGAAAGTCTTCCTACGGAAGTGTTATATCCTCCAGTTGTATTTACTGCTAAAGCACCCTTTCCAACTCCAATATTAAAACTACCTGTAGTATTAGCTCCTAATGCTGCTCTACCAACAGCAACATTTTCTTCTCCAGTAGTGTTTGCAGTTAAGGCACTCACACCAACAGCAGTTCCAGAACCTCCAGTTGTGTTTGTTAATAAAGCGAAAGCACCAACTGATGTATTATTTGCTCCTGTTGTATTTAAGACTAAACAATCTTTACCGACAGCAGTGTTATTACTAGCAGTAGAGTTTTCTCTTAATGCTTGACTACCAACAGCCGTGTTTGATTCACCTGTTGAATTATCTAACAACGATTGATGACCAATAGCTGTATTATTTCCTGCTGTTGTGTTCGCTTCTAATGCAGCATAACCAACAGCAGTATTATTACTAGCCGTTGTATTAGCTCCTAAAACTGAAGAACCGACAGCAGTGTTACCTGATCCTGTTGTGTTGGCATCTAAAGGTTTCCATCCAACTGCTGTATTACCAGCACCAGTTGTATTGGATTGCAAAGTACCTCTACCAAAAGCAGTACCTTTTGTTCCTGTAGTATTTAGGTATAAAGCTAATGATCCAACAGCAGTACAATCAGAAACAGTACTGTTATATAAAGCTGCTCTACCCATCGCTACATTATCTTCTGAAGTCGTTACGTTTGCTAAAGTTCCAGAACCAAAAGCAGTATTGTAATCAGCAGTCGTACTTGCTCCTAATGCACCATAACCTGCGGCTGTATTTTGCTGTCCAGTAGTATGAGCGTCTAAACTGAAAGCACCAATAGCCGTATTATTAGCTCCTGTTGTATTCAACATTAAAGCAGAATCACCAACAGCAACGTTATTATTAGCTGTAGTTGTCGAATATAAAGAGTTATTACCTACACCAGTATTACTTGCTCCAGTTGTACATGCCATTAAGGAATACTTACCAATACAAGTATTAGAACTACCCGTGGTTACATTTGTGCCAGCTTCATATCCTAAAGCTGTGAAATTACCCGCAGTTGTAAGATCCGATCCTGCTGCATGACCAACAGCAGTGTTAGAACTAGCAGTTGTTTGAGCATCTAAGGCACCATAACCTACAGCAACATTGAATTGTCCTGTTTCTAATGCACCTAACGCAGTATGACCAACAGCTGCGTTATAACCTCCAGTAGTGACTGTATCTAGACAACCCCTTCCTACAGCAGTATTACCGTATCCTGTCGTGTTTGATGTCAATGCATCATAACCAACTGCTGTGTTATCAGTTGCAGTTGTATTCGCATCCAATGCATAAGCACCTACTGCGGTATTATTACCACCTGTTGTAGTAACTCCTAGTGCGGCTCTTCCTATACCAGTATTATTTCCTCCAGTAGTGTTTCCTGTCAATGCATCCATACCGACAGCAGTACAGCTGGACGCAGTAGTAGTAGCATCTAAGGCAGCAGAACCAATGGCAGTATTATTACTACCTGTTGTCATTTTGTTTCCTGCTTCATGACCGAGAGCAGTATTATTAGTTCCACTTGTTAAATCACCTAAAGCGTCATAACCGACTGCTACTAGATCTCCTTGTGTTGTAACACTTCCTAAAGCATGCATACCTACAGCAACATTATTATTTGCTGTGGTAGCTGCATCTAAAGCGTAAGTACCTATAGCAGTGTTATAAGTACCAGTTGTATTTAGTCTTAAAGCATCAATACCAATACCAACACTTCTATGTCCAGTTGTATTTGAAAATAATGCTTGATAACCTAAAGCTGCATTGCTATATCCAGTTGTGTTTGAATATAAAACTTGATGTCCAGCAGCAACATTGTTATTTCC